TCAGCCGTTGTCCCCAGGTTTCCAGAGATTTCTTTAATTTTTCCTTCAAACCAATCAATTTCCTCTGTTCCAGGCTCCCCAATTGTACCATCATCGTTTGTATGGAGTCTCCCTGTTACATCGGCCCTAGAAACAGCAGATAATAGTTTTAGACGATCAATTCCATACTTATTAATCATCTTTCTAAAGCCAGCATCCGATAGGTTATTTCTATACGAATTCATCGGGAGTAGATGATGTTCGACCAGGAAAGACACATCAGCAATAGTATCAGTCTCAGTTGTTAATTTACTTAAAAAAACTTTGGTTGGTTCTACACCAGCCTCTTCATGTCCATGTTGAGTAATTAACCCATCTGAAGAATGCTCCGTAGTACTTGGTTTACCAAAGTCATGGGCAAAAGCCGCCAGCATTATAGTTTTCTGATCTTGTTCAGATCGGAAGTTTTTAATAATTTCGGCAGCTTTATCAATCACCATATTTGTGTGTATATATACATCACCCTCTGCATGGTAATCAGAACGTTGATCAGTTGTCTTCAAGGCAGCAACTTCAGGGAAATATTTATCTAATACTCCCATATCATCAAGAGCACGAATGCCTACAGAAGGCTTAGGAGACTTCAAGAAAAGCTTCTTAAACTCTTCATATAATCTTTCTGGGGGAAGATGACTAAGATCAATAGATGAAGCCAATTGTTTAGTAGCAGGGTGGATAGTAAACCCAAATCTCCCAGCAAATTGGGCTGCACGGTATACTCTCAAGGCATCTTCTACGAAAGTTTTATCGTCGATGTGCTTAAGTTGCTTATTCTTTAGGTCATCTAATCCCCCAAAGAAATCATAAATTTTACCTGTTTTTGGGTTGTACATCAACGCATTTACAGTGAAATCTCTACGTCTAGCTCCATCTCTAGGCTCTAAATTTTCATCAAATTCTATATCAAAATCTGTATGACGTTCCCCAGTTTTAACTTCTTTTCTAGGTAGAGAAATATCAAAATCCCCAAATTTAAACACACCAAATTGTTTACCTACTTGTTGAGGTTTTGCCCCTAATTCAGCTTCTAAAATTTGACCTAGTTTTTCAGAGGAGATTCCATAAACTTCAATATCATAATCTTTAGATTCTTTTCCAAGAATAATATCTCGTACACTCCCTCCTACTAGATAAGGAGTTCCATGTTTAGATAATACCGAAAGAGTTTTATAAAGGTTTATATCCCCGTTAATCGTCTGTTGAATTTTTTGTTCATTAGACAAGTCTTCCACACGAGAAAACCAATTTGGATGATCTTTTACTCTCACAGGATGCGAGGGCAATAAATTATCGTGGTCGTGGTAAGCCCTTCTATTAGCTTTTAAAAGCTCTTCCGTAAATTCTTGTAGTCTAGACGCCATTTAATTAATCTCTTTAAATGTGTAGAAGTAGTTCTTTTAGGGCATTTGAGAAGGAGTCACCCTTTCCAATCAGCCATTTGCCTTGTTCTCCCACATTATAATCAGCGGCAGATAAGACAATTTCATAAGGAATATCATCTTCATTATGATTTACTCTAACAGTATACCTAACGAAAGTTTTATCTAACCATCGTTTACCAGCCTCATAGTTAATTGTAACATTTTTAGGTACATTAGTCAAATCATAATTTTCGGTGAGTTTGACAACCACTTCTTCAACCGTCTCCTCATTAGGATTTTCTACCTTTTCATTTTCCTCAGGATTTTTTTCTTCCTCAACATTTTTATCTTCCACAGAGTTTTTATCTTCCACAGAGTTTATTTCTTCTTCAGCGTTTTTATCGGTATGAGCGTCTGGCCCGAAGACCGTACAATAAATACTATCTAGCCCACAACCGCATTTGCAAATATTCATATTTACTCCTATATTAAAGTACAACTTCGCTTAATAAGCCTTTTACCTCTGGTATAGCCTCTTGAAACTCTTCTTTCAACCATCGGATACGTCCTAAAGCTTTTACATTAGCTGTAAATAGGTCGGTCATTTGTTGCGAAAGTGATCTTTCTAAATCAATGTCTTCAAAACCATCATGTACACCTAAGATAATCCCTTTCATACAATGTCCCCAAATTTCATCTTTATCTTCCCATTCAGCCCATATAGCTAATTCGGCGGGTTGCCCCGAAGGAGAAGCTATGACCGAAGATGTAAAAAATGAGCCAATACCCATTTTACGCTGTTCAGTGAATTGTTCTTTAATTTCATCTATAGTATATTGTTTTTTAAGATCATCTACTGATACACCATAAACCAATCTCCAAATCTGCATACTTATTTCTTATTATCTCCTTACTTAAATTATATCCGGTGTTTCAGCTTCTTCCTCATCCCATAATGCTTCCTCACTTCGAGGTTTTCTATCTAAAGTATTATTATGTGGGATTTTTGTATCATGTAATGGTCTACCACTATGCTTATGCATTCTGGCAGGGACAAATTTTTCTATGTCCATAATTTGTCCATTATATATATTTGCTTTATATAGAGGCGAATCCCCGACATTAAATATTATATGTTTATCAGAGACTTCATGCATTGCTGGAAAAGCATATCCTCGATCTTCTAATTGTTTATAAAACGGAACCACATTTTTACTTAAAGCTAACTCAAGATCAGGTTCCTGGGATATACTCCCCCCTGAAGCATCTTCCTCCTCATCAAAACCACCATAATCAGGCATAGAGTCGGCTGATTCTCCCGGTGCGCCAAAACCACCACCACCTTCCATACCACCCATATCACCCATACTAGCTGACATCATGGCTTGTTGTTGTTCAACTGGATTAAGAGCCTTACCGGAAACTACGAAATCGATATTATCGATACCCATTTTTCCGTTTGCCTTAATCTCAATATCAAAGCCCATTTGTAGAGCCATGTTTGCAATGGAAGCTCTCTGTTGAGCGAAAGCAATTCTCGTTGCTTCTGCTTTTTCTTCTGGTTGTTGTAATTCTAATACCCAATCAGTGATACCAAAAGCCTCTAATAGAGGTGGAAATACTTTTTCTTGTAGAATACGTTGATCTGATTCTACTACTCTAGACATAACTGTTAATTGCTGAGTCTGAGAAGACATTCCACCATAAGCATCGGGCGAACCTTGCCAAGCAGGAGTAACACCCCACATAGCCGCTATTCTTTCACGAATCTCTTCTCTAACTGGAAGATAATCCATTTCTTGTAACGTATGGAAAAGGCGTACCATTTCAACCTTACCACGCCCATTCTTTGTTCCTACCGCAACCATTGGGATGTAGTTTGGATCATACCGCATCTTAGCTGCAATATTATCTCGCTCTCTTCGGAGCGATTCAGGATCATCCGTAAACACCATTAACATAGAAGCAGGCATTCGACGTTCAAAGAAATATCTATAAACGTTTAAATCCATTCCTCTGATAGTTAAAATCTTGTGCATTAACGTTAGAAGAGGGCTATAACCATATGTTTCTGAATGGTAGAATTTACTTGCGTGAATAACCTCTGAATCTAATAAATAAAGAGGATGTGCGCGATAATTATACTTATACATAGCCGCTACTAACGGTCTATCACATGTTTCACACGTTCCAGGGTCATCAGCAGGCGCAATCTCTCTATGTATATAACAAAGCCAATGAGAATTCTTAGGTAATCCTTCAGGATTTAAATCCCATTCCATATAAGCTGGGTTTAAGCGTCTAAGTTCAATGGGTTTAGACCTTACAGTACCATCTGGCCCTTCAATGTACTCTTTAACAATGTGTAAAAACATATCATCAAGAGAATTTATATCAAACCAAAGAGCACGTAATACTGCCTCAAAGGACATATCAAAGACGTTTGAATCAGACATAAACTTATCAAAATTTAACTTTTGATCTGGCCTAGGTTTCTCTAATATTCCTTCTTCAATATTTTCCCCTTTAGCCATAGCCTCTCGTTGCCGTTCTGGTAAGGTTACAGCACATTGGGGGCATTCTTGAACTTCTTCCATATATTCGGCTTTACATAGAGTACATTTAACGGCAAATTTTGGTTTCCATTCGATTCCTCGACGGAAAACCTCATTGATAATATGATTAATTGGCCCACGTATTTCTTCAGTGTTCTTAGCGAACTCAATAAGCTGGAAAACTTGCTGTTGACGATATTGTAGCTGTTGGCTAACATAACCACCATATAGTAAGTCTAAACCAAGCGTAGGAGAACGATAAGTTTCTGCTTCTCCAGACTCTTTCATTAACGACATTGTATTAAACAATTGATTTAATTGTGTTTGTTGTTTAAGAACGCCAGGAAGTTCTGGGAGATAATCTCGTAATTTCATTCAATAACCCGTTTTTTCTACTAATTAGTCTGCAATAATTGTTTTAAGAAGTGTTGCAATATCTATATCTAAATTACCTTTATTACTCATAGTTTCAATATTATCAAGAACTTTCATAGCTCTTTCATGTTTAAAGGTATTGTTAGTAATAATATTTTGTTGGCCTTGAAGACTAGATACAGTTTCCGCTAATTGCTCCTTCTCTATAAGTACCCTTTCTAGGTCAGCCTTTAGAGTTTGAATTTCTAGCTCTTGGTCAATACCAAAACTAGAGGCTCCTTCAGAGGCAATTTCAAAAAGATTATTTTCGGAAGTCTCTTCAGGCATATAATCTTGCTGTTCAACTTCGCGCATTAAAGCAAGGAATTGTCCTTCTTTAATAACCAAAACTGCTTCCGAATCATCTGGAATATCTAATTCATCTGTTAATGTCATAGCAGACATTTCTTTATGCCAGGTATCTAAAATCCTCCAGACACCATAATCGTCTCGATTTGCCGTATATTGTATTTCTCTTTGGCGTAAACTAGAGCCAATTTGACCATAATCTGTACTCATTTTCTTCACCTTTTCGTAGAACTTTTCTAGTTACCCTTCTATTATACATCTTTTTAGTGGTAAGATGCAATTTTTTAATCACATTTACCTAAACCGCAGGATTGACACGTAGGGCAACCATTTTCAATAATTATTCGCCCATTACAAGAAGTACATTTTTTAAACCCAATTTCGGTAATAATAGTTCGTTCTTTAACTCCAAGACTGGTTTCATTTTCCCCCATTTTTTTCACTTTTGAAAAATTCTTTTTCATGCTTTTAGCAATAGCATCAGAAGGAGAAAGTACTAATTGGCCCTTATGCCAAGCTGGACAACAGGTAATACCATTCAATTGATAAGCAATATCTTCATAGGATATGCCTTTTTGTAACCCTAACGAAACTAATCGGGCAATAGTCTCTAAAAAGGCTGCATCACAACCCCCTGCTTTGCCTCCATTGGCAATAACTTCATGGGGTTTTCCATTCCAATTAGTAGTAACCAGTAAACTACCATGACCAGTAGCCCATTTTGACGAAATACCTTGGAGATCATCGGGTCTTTTTATATTACCAGCTTCAGGAACTACTCCTTCGTTAATACCCCAATCGGACATAGTTTCTAGAGGTTCTTCTACTTCTCTTAATATTTCATCCAGGGTTTTGTCCATTGGAGCTAATACTTCTAATTCTCTAGTACCGGAACGGTATACGGTCACACCTTTACATCCAAGTTCCCATGCTTGCATATAAATAGCACTAATTTCTTCTGCCGTAATATCATTAGGCGCATTAATAGTCTTTGATACAGCATTAGAGGTATTTTCCTGCCAAGCTGATTGCATTTTTAAATGGGCATCTGGGGAAATATTAAGGGCAGTCTGATAAAGATTCTGTTTTAACCCTAACGTTTTTATAATTTCTATCGGATTCTGTTTATGACGGTCTAATAAATCAACGGAAGAATCCGTATTATCATAATATTTAGTTAATTCTTCTCTAAGGCCCTTGGCACAATCCAGCATTTTCGTTGTTCGATCTCCAATATCATCTTTCCAAAGGATATTAGACTCCCAAACAAGATCAAATAAAGGCTCAATACCAGACGAACAATCAGCAAGCCTACTAATAGTTCCCGTAGGAGCAATAGTAATTACCGACGAATTTCGTACTGGACGTGCACCAGGGACATTAAATGCTGAATTAGACCACTCAGGAAATGGGCCTTCTTTAGAAGCTAACTCTGCCGAAGCATCCCAAGCACTATTACTAATAGCTGAACCAATTTTTCGTGCTTCTTCTATAGCCTCTTCCGAATCATAGGAAATACCAAGCGCAATTAAAGCATCAGCCCATCCCATTATACCCAAACCAATACGCCTAGTAGCAAGATTTATATCTCGTAAAGATTGAAGGGGGAAAGTATTTACATCAATAACTCCATTGAGAAAATTAACAGAATCATGGACAACCTTATCTAACGCAACATAATCCCATTGCCCATCTACAACAAATTTCGACAAATTAATAGAACCTAAACAACAGCTATTACCATCCTCTAAATACTCTTCACCGCAAGGATTACTGGTCATTATATCGCCAAGTTGAGGATTAGGTTGTGTTTCCAAAACTCTATCGATAAAGGCGATACCAGGGTCACCTGTAGTATGGGCTGATTCACATATTTCATTCCATAACTCCCTAGCTGGCATAGATTTTACACCTTCACCAGTATGAGGGTCAAATAAAAACCACGGTTCATCAGCAATTACAGCATTCATGAAAGCATCGGTAATTTGTACTGAGATATTGAAATTCTGTAAATCTTTAAACGTATCCTTACAATGAATAAAATCCTGTATATCAGCATGAGAAATATTTAATTGACCCATATGTGCCCCACGTCGGAAGCTTCCTTGAGTAATTATAGAAGCATTAAAGGAAATCATTCTAAGAACATTTACTGGCCCAAGAGCTTCCCCATGAGGGCCATTAACAGGAGCACCTTTAGGGCGAATTTTACTTACCCCTATACCTATACCACCTCCAGACTTTTCAATCATTACTACATCACTAACGACATTCATGATATCTACCATATCATCTTCTGGGCTACGTACAAAACAAGCACTTAAACAGCCTTTATTTGCACCAGCATTTACTAACGTAGGGGAATTGGGGTGAAATTCACCACTAGCCATCATACGATAATACATATATACTAATTCTTCTTTTCCATTAGCTATATGATTTGCTACTCTTAAATACATCTGATCAGGGGTTTCTATTATTTTACCTTCCTTATTCTTCATCAGGTATCTATCCTCTAAGATTGTGAGGATATTAGGGGTCATGCGTTTGGTGGCTAGATTATACTCCATTAAGCTCTCCTATATTATGTTGATCAATTTTTATGATTTTAGATTTTTCTTCGGGATAGTCCACGGTGGCTTTTATCCACTCCATACTTGCTTTCAATTGTGCCTTCTCTTGCTTTTCTTCATGACATATTAAACATTTTTGACGTTCAAATATCCATCCCTCACTATGTTGACAGTCTGGACATGCTATGTAACGTGTATCTCCTTCTTCTAATTCTATAGGATCAGCTTTAAAAGTAAGGACATCTCCAACAGAACGATCCTCTCCCATTGTTGCCATATCTAATAGATTACCTATATCCTGAGTATTACCTTTCATTGATTCTACATGTGCGTAAACAGCTAGAGCAATTGACCAGAAAGCATCACCATGTCCTGCTGGAGTTACTGCTGCTGATAAGGTGTTATCAACACATACGATCTGAGAACGCTGGCGATGATCAACAATTAATTTGATCTTTCCTTGATTCACATATTCTTCAAATTTTGTTGCCATAGCTCTACGTTGTTTGGGAGTAAAAATAATAGGTTCCCAAATAGGATTTAATTCTCCTACTTCTTCAATCATAGGTATAGTATTATCAAAGAAGCCTTTATCAATATCAAAATTATCGGCAACTGTATTTAAAAAGTGTACTTGTCTAGTAAAATCCATACCATCTAAAAAAGTAGTATTGATCTCTACAATAGCAGTACCATCAACTTTACTCGTAAATACACATAAATGTGATGGGTGACGTTTCTTTCCAATATCAAATCCAGCAACAGTTAAGTCACTATCTAGGTTATCGTGGAAAACATAAGGGTCTAATGATTTTAATTCTTCGAATTCTACGGCTTGAATTTCTTCAATATTTAAGAAAGCGTTGACTGTAGCAACAGGGTTCAACATGAACTCGGCTGAGAAAATTCTAGGCCTCTCAGCTTGATAATTTTCTAACCATTCTTTGCTACGTATTTCTGGGGCTAATACTTCTCTGTCAGGGGTTGGGTTAAAAACGGGTAACACACAACTATTAAAAGCATCATCATTTTGAATGTCGGCTAATAAATCATTAGTATCCATTGGGGTACCCATAACAATAATGGGCGCACCAGGATTAGGGACAAGCATTGTTTCTTTTAAGAAGAACTCCTTTGCTTTTTCTAATTCCCCGGTATTAAGAGGGTTTTCGGCGTCTCTTAATATATCATCTGCAATTAAACCACCATCGACGTGCATACCTCTCTTAAAGTTAAACAAGCCTGCTGGTACAATCTCGACGTGGATTCCATTAACTAGATATTTAAAAACTCCATCAGCGTCTTGTGATCGATCTTGCATTAAATCATAAAGAACAGGATTATTTCTAATCTCTTTCTTCATTTCTGAAATGTGATACCGTGTCATTTTTTCTGTGAAACTGACATAGACTATTTCAGTATCTTTTGTAGCCTTTAAAAGTCTCCACACGGCAAAGCCATGCCCTAGAATAGTACTCTTGTAGTGACCTCTAGGGAGTACAGCAACATAATGCTGCCCTGTTTCCATACATTCTTCTACATCATGACATATTTTTTCCACATGCCATAAAGAAAAATGCTCAGGCTTGTCAAATCCTTGTGACCATATATCACGTATAAATTCGTAAAAGGTTCCTATATGAACGCTTTGTTCATCAATTAGATTATTAGAAAGCTGTTCTAAAGCGTTCATATATCCAACTTCTTTTATATTAGGCATGTAAAAAAACACATTATATTTAACTTATTAACTGTATCTGAAAAACTATATTGACTAACATAGTATGTCAGTCAATATATATATTTTACCACAAATTGGACTAAGATGAAAGCATTTTAGGAAGTAGAATACTTCTGAAATATTTTTCGAAGTTCAATCCCAAGTTTATGCCTCATCGCTTCATCTGTAATAGTTGCTGTAATAGCATCTAATACATCTGTAATAAACTGTAGATTTATTGTTTGATCTGTAATTTTCCGTGAAGAATTGATTGCCATATCAATAGCCTTTGTTGCTTCCATTGCTGAAGTATACTCCATTTGCTCAAGTTCTTCAGCCGCTTTATCACGAACTTTATTTAACAGAGCTTCATCCCGTTCTTTTTTCGCTAAATGGTCTTCAATTTCTCGACTACGTGTTCTCGCAATAACGTCTATTTCCATATTTTTAACGACTTCGGGAAGCTCATTTTTCTCTATCCATTTACGAACAGTAATTTCTGACGGAAGCCCATCGTCCCCTAAAACAGGGCTATATTCCCGACATATTTTTTCATGTACTTTTGGTACAGAATGCAATTCTAAATAAAGCTCAATCGCCCGTAATTTAATCCCTGGTTCAAAGGCCATGTTTTTTCTCATATAAAATAGCTTCGTCTTGTAACTCTTCTAACTTAGCCTTTAATCCTTCGCTTACTGCTCTATAGACTTTCCAATGTACCTCATCGTGAACGGCTAATCCATCATGCTCTTTAACAGCGGCTTTAAATATTTCTATTTCCGATAATAGTTTAGCATATGTTTCTTCGGCTGTTAAAGGTTTTTTCATGTGTCCTCAGAGAGTTCCTGATC